TGTAGTCATCATAGTGTTAAAGTCTGTTATATTCATAGTGTCCTTTCTATTTAATTTTTAATACACCAGTTTGTTGGTATACTTTGTAGTTGTTAATGATTTTATTAATTGCATTTTTCATATTAATATCAATCATATCTAAAAGAGTATTATCAACTTCAATAATCTCTTTTATGTTTTTGTTTATTTTACCGATTTGTCTATATGCAACGTTTCTAACAATTGCCATATTCATATTATTTGTTTTTGTTGTTTTCATACTGCTACTATATCAGACTGAGCAAGGAATTCAAGCACTTTCGGGATAAAATACCAAAAAAATGACGTTTTTTTACGTTGGGAACCGTAGGTTTTGGCACATAAAGAACAAAAGTAGAACAAAAACCGTTATAAATAGTACAAAATTAACTAAAAAATGAGGAAATTATGGCAAAAATGCGTGAGTTTCTGTTCTGGAACGAATCAGGACAAGAAGAAAAAAAAGAAAACACAAGTTTTAAGAAGGCTGTTAAGTCAGTACAAGAAAATTTTAAGAATCAACTGATTGGATTTGAATATATTAGTAAAAAAGGCAAAAAAATTGTGTCTTCTATACAATTGCCGTTAGGTAGAAAGAAAAAGTTAGGTAAATAATGGCAAAATTAAGTAAAACCTTTGTAGCAAGAGAAAAAACTTACAAAACAACTTCACAATCTAAAAGAAAACGAAGTGTTAAGTTTGGATCAATGAATAAATCTAAAAAACGTAGTTGGAAAGCGTATAACGGACAAGGAAAAGGTTAATATGGCCGTAAGAGAGGGTGATTTTTTAACAACTGGACATATTTGTTCGAGTATTACTTCTTTAGATACGTCTTTAGTTCAAACTGTAAAAGCAAATAACATAACTTGTGCTGTACAAGGCACTCCTACCGTTGCACACCCTTTTCCACCATCACCAGCATGCACTCCTCATGTTGCAGCTTTAAATCAAGGTTCATTAAATGTATTAGTTGGTGGTTTACCATGGGGACGGCAAACTGATAGTGCTGACGCAGGTGAAATGATTTCAGGTTCTTTAAATGTATTAGTAAATGGTCTGTAATACTATATAAATATTGTTATGGCCTACTCAAACTATGACGCAACAACAACAAATAAAAGTAAGCGTTCAAATAGGATTTATAGCGACTTGAATTTAAGTTTTACTAAAAATCCTTCTACTAAGGATGTTGCAAAGATTTTTGATATACAGGCAATTAAAAGAGCTGTTAAAAATATAATTTTAACAAACAAATACGAAAGACCTTTTAATTCAAATTTTGGATGTAATTTAAGAGGATTTCTATTTGAACATATTACTGATCCTGTTATGGTAGTTATGAAAGATAGAATTTCATCTGCTATAGAAAAATTTGAACCAAGGGTATCAGTAGAAGATATTGTAATATCTCCAGAAGAGGCAAAAAATGGAGTTAACATTATGGTATCATTTTTAGTAAATGGTACTGAAGAACCAATTACAGTATCAACATTTTTACAAAGAGTAAGATAAAATGGCACAACATAGATTAGACATATCAGAATTAGATTTTGAAAATATAAAAGGTTCACTTAAAAGATTTTTATCCAATCAAAACGAATTTAAAGATTATGATTTTGAAGGAAGTTCATTAGCAATTCTATTAGACCTACTTGCTTACAATACTCACTATTTGGCTTACAATGCTAATTTTGTTGCCAATGAAATGTTTATTGATACAGCTCAATTAAGAAGTAGTGTTGCTTCATTAGCAAAATTAGTTGGATATACTCCCAACTCTGCTAGAGCACCTGTCGCTGATTTAAAATTAGTAATTAATGATGGTACAGGTTCTTCAATTACAATACCTGCAGGTACAAAATTTACAACAGCTATTGATAATTTAACTTATAATTTTGTTACAACATCAAGCACAACTGTCTCACCAGTTGATGGTGTTTACACAGCACAAAGTTTAAATGTTTATGAGGGCACTTATGTAACTTATCAGTACACTTATGATGCTGCTGATGTTGACCAAAGATTTTTAATTCCATCAGAAAGAATCGATACTACGACTATGAGAGTCGTTGTACAGAATAGCGCTGAAGATACAACATCAAATACTTACACTAAAGCTACTTCAATCACAGAATTAGATAATACATCAAAAGTTTATTTTTTACAAGAAGCTGAAGATGGACAATTTGAAATTTATTTTGGTGATGGTGTAATTGGAAAAAAATTAGATGATGGAAATATTATTAATATAAGTTATGTTGTTACCAACAAGACAGAAGCAAATGGTGCTTCATCATTTACTTTAGCAGGTTCAATTTCAGGATTTACTGATGTTACAGTAACAGTAAATTCAAATGCACAAGGTGGTTCAGAGCCAGAGAGTGTTGATAGTATAAAAGTAAATGCACCTAGTTTTTATTCTTCACAAGATAGAGCAGTAACAACTGAAGACTATAAAATTAAAGTTAAACAATTATATGCTAACACACAAGCTGTTTCTGCTTGGGGTGGTGAGGATAACGACACTCCTTTTTATGGCCGAGTTTATATTTCTATCTTACCAACGAGTGGTTCTAATTTAACAGAAACAACTAAAAGTTCTATAGTTACTCAACTTAAAAAATATTCAGTTGCTTCTGTTACACCTGTAATTGTTGATCCAGAAACTACATCAATTCTTTTAACAACAACAGTTAAGTATGATGAACAATCTACAACAAAATCTTTAGATACTTTAAAAACGGATGTAATAAACACTATTACAAATTACAATGCAAATACGCTTCAGAAATTTGATAGTATGTTTAGACATTCAAAATTGATTGGTTTAATTGATGATACAGATGAAAGTATTTTATCAAATGTTACTACAGTTAAATTTAGAAAAACTTTTTTGCCTACAATAGGCAGTTCAACAAAATATACAATTAATTTCAACAACGCATTTTACAATCCACATACAGGACATAGAACTAACGTTGGAGGTATTCTTCAATCATCAGGTTTTAAAATAAATGGTGACGCAACTAACGTTTGGTATTTGGATGATGATGGTGAAGGTAATGTTAGAAGATACCGATTAGTTGGTCAAACAAGAACATATGCAAATAATACACAAGGAACTATAACATATTCAACTGGTCAAATTGTTTTAAATAGTTTAAATATTTCTTCAATAGAAAATATTAGAGATGTTGCTTCAACTGTAATAGAGTTAACAGTAGAGCCAAACTCAAACGATATTGTACCTGTAAGAAATCAAGTTTTAGAAATTGATGTGGCAAACAGCACAGTAAATGTAGAAGCTGACACATTAGTTGGAGGTTCAGCAAATGCTGGTGTAGGATATACCACAACAAGCAGTTACAACTAATGAAAAATGGCCAATTTAAAAGATAAAATATCAAACTTAATAAATTCACAAGTACCAGACTTTGTACTTGAGGACCATCCATTATTTTTAGAATTTGTAAAAGCATATTATACTTTTTTAGAGTCTGCTGAAATTACATTAACCAACATTGGTGATCCAGACCATATTCAATTAGAAACACAAACTTCTACAAATAATTTTTTACAATTAAGTGGAACAAATGTTAAAGGTGACGATGCTAATGATAGAATACTTTTAGAAGACACAAGTTATGGTGATTTTATAAATGGTGAAACAATCACAGGCCAAACTTCAGGTGCCACAGCAACAGTTTTAATTGAAGATGTTGATGCTAATGCTAGATTATTTACTACTCATCAAAATAAATTTATAGAAGGTGAATTAATTGTAGGTTCATCATCCGCTGCTGAAGCAACTATTTTAAAATATAGAGCAAATCCAATACAAAACATTCAACAACTTTTAGATTATCCTGATCCAGACAAAACCATTCAAGGATTTTTAACAAAATTTAGAAATGCTTTTTTAAACACAATTTCTAACACACTTAATACAAGTATTGATAAAAGAAAATTAATAAAAAATGTAAAGTCACTATATCGTGCAAAAGGTACAAAACGTGCAAGTGAAATATTTTTTAAACTTCTATTTAATGAACAAGCAGAGATAACTTTTCCTAAAGAAAATATTTTAAGAGCTTCAGATGGTAAATGGGACACTCAAAGAGTTGCTAGATGTACACTTGTAGGAAATACTGATCCTAATAATTTAGTGGGGCAAACAATAACACAAGCTAATGTTCCACTTAATGATAGTATTAATGAGGCAACAGCTATTGTAGAAAGTGTTAACACATTTTTAATAGGTGGAAATCAAGTTGTAGAATTAGTTTTAGGAAAAGACTCTATCGTTGGTACTTTTATCAGTGGACAAAATATAACTGGTGTTGATAATACAGATGAAGATATATTAATTACACTAACACTAAAGGGTATAATTAATACTAAAACAATCACAAACGATGGTTCATTTTATAATTCTGGAGATATTGCTGTTGTATCAGGTGGTGGTAATAACGCTAATATTCAAGTAGATACTATAGGTACAGGATCAATAGACCAAATTTATGTTGAAGATGGTGGTACTGGATATGAAATTAATGATGTCGTAAATTTTAGTTCAGGAACAGCCCAAGCAAAAGTTTCAGTTGTTAATGGTGGTTTTACACAAGAAGAAAGTACATCAACGACAGATGACCACATTGTTTTAGAAGATGAAACAACAAGAGGTGATCCATATACAGGAAATAAAATTGTACAAGAGTCTAACACAGGTGTTGGTGATATAACTGATGTAAGAATTGTTTATGCCGCTAATGGTTATTCATCATTACCAACATTAACAATTACATCATCAGGTGGTTCTGATGCTTCGATATTTGCATATGGTAATGATATAGGAAAAGTATTAACTTTAAAAACTATTGAGTTTGGAACAGATTATCAATTATCTCCAACTCCTCCAACCTTAACTTTACCAACTTACTTATTTGTTTTAAATGTATCTGGAAGTTTTTTACCAAATCAAACTGTAAGTGCTATTGGATCCGATGGATCAACAACAGTTACAGCAACAGTTGTAAACATTAATACTGATACAAATATTTTAAAACTTTCAAATGCCTCTGGAGTATTTGGTACAGATGTAACTATAACATCATCTGGTGGTGCAACAGCAACAATTAAAAACTTTGACCAAGCAACTGCCACATCAACTGTTAACTCAACAGCTCTTTCAGATGGTATTTTTATTAACCAAGATGGACATATTTCTGAAGACTCAATGAGAATACAGGATAGTTTATTGTACCAAGATTATTCTTACATTATTAAAGTTGGCGAATCAATTAATAACTGGAGAGATACTTACAAGAAAACTTTACACTCTGCTGGTTTTTATTTTACAGGACAAGTTAACATTGAAACTTCTTTAAGTGGTAGAATGAGAAATGTTACTGGTATCAATACTGGTATAACTGAACAGTTATTCCAAACTTACAATATATTATACTCAACTGTTTTTGGTAGAAGACTTGGAACAATTGACGATGGAACTTCTTTAAGGCCTAATTCATTACTTGGAGTTGATCCAGATTTAACAGATAGTACACCTGACTTATTTACAACAAATACAAGAGATGTTACTTTAAGTAGAGCTTACAAGTTAGTTGCTGCAGGAGGTATTATAAAAGAATTAACCACAATAAGGTCTAACGCTACAAAATATGGAGTACCAGCTGCAGGACCTACATTAAGAGGAATAAACGAATTAATTTTAGGTGATAACTATGCTAATCAAGTTAGAATTGACCAACTAAATGATTTAAGATTGACTGGAACATTAGATAGTAGTATTGATGGAGAAACTAATAATTTAAGTGACTTTTCATTTAAATTAAAAACTAATTTGGCAGTACCATCTGAAATCTATGTGTTAGGAAGTGACACATTTGATGAAACACTAACAACATTTGATGCTACACAACATACTGTTGATGGTAATACATTTGATGTTACATTTGATAAGACATAATTATGAGTATAAATAGTAGTATAGTTGTTACCGTAAATGATATTGAACAGAAAGTGGATAAGGATTATAAGATAATTAATGAAAAATTAATATTTAATATTCCACCAGAACCAAATTCAAAAATATTAGTTAAACAACTAAAAGAAGAAAAAAATGGCAAAACAAACAATTAATATTGGCGTTACAGCAAACGATGGAACGGGTACTACATTAAGAGATGGTGGTGACCTAATTAATGATAACTTTAACGAAATTTATTCAGGTGTTGGCGATGGTTCAACAATACAGTTCAATTTAACTGGTGCAACTAATGGACAAGGATTAACTTATAATAGTACGTCTAATAAATTTGAACCAACTGATATTGTTACTGCTACAGGTTCAATAACATTAGAAAACAAAACTATTGACTTAGCAAACAACACATTAACTGGTAGTATTGGTGAGTTCAATGCAGCTTTACAATCTGCTAGTTTTACAACACTTTCTGGTGTTGAGGCACTTACAAACAAAGATTTAACAGGTAGTGGAAATACATTTCCTGCATTAGGATTACTAGATACTTCATCTACATCAGGTTCAGTTTCTTTAGGTGGAACATTAAGAATTGATGGTGGTTCAGGAATAGATGTTTCTGTATCTTCATCTACATTTACTGTAGCATTATCGTCTGGAATCAATGCGACTCAAATAGGTGGTGGAAGTGTAGATAATACAGAATTTAGTTATTTAAATGGAGTAACAGGACCAATTCAAACTCAATTAGACGGAAAGGCGTCAACAGCTTTTGCTATTGCTCAGGCAATAGCGTTAGGATAACATTATAAATATGAATAAGGAATAATAAAAATGGCAGCAATTATAACAAACAAATTTAGAATACATAACGCTGAACAATTTTCTGAATCATTTTCAGAAGCAGCGCCAAATGTATATTATTTAGCAATCGCTAGACCTCAAGCATTTGCAACATCAACTAGAGGTGATGGTAGAACAGATAACGAAGGAACAGACGCTGCTCCTTTAACTCCACCTGATAGTATTTCAAGGGAATTTTATGATTTTGATGACACTATAGCTGCTAAAAAAATTACAAGTTCAGATATTTCTTTTGTTATTCCTAGAAGAAATTGGACAACTGGAACAGTTTACGATTATTATAGACATGATTATGGTGAAAGAATTACTGGTGGTACAACAACTCAAACAGCTAATTCTGGTGCAACAAATTTATTTGACTCAACTTTTTATGTTGTTTCAAGTACCTTTAACGTTTACAAATGTTTAGATAATAATGATAACGCTTCTTCAACAGTAGAACCAACTGGAACATCAAATACAATTTTAACAACTGGAGATGGATATAAGTGGAAATATATGTACACTTTATCTGCTTCACAACAATCAAACTTTTTATCAACAGACTTTATGGCAGTCGCAACTAACTCAACAGTTAGCGCAGCCGCAGTTGATGGTGCAATCAATATTGTAAAAATTAAAACAGGTGGAACAGGATTTACAACATCAACTGGTTCTACAATTTCAGATATACCTATAAGAGGTGATGGTTCTAGTGGAACAGTTACAGTCACTATAACTGCTGGTGCTATTTCAGATGTTACAGTTACAAATGCAGGATCAGGATATACTTTTGGTTACATAACCGATGCTGATATTATTTCTGGAACAAATGCTGGAGGTGCTGGTTCAGGTGCTGAATTAGATTGTGTAATTGAACCTAGAAATTTAAATTCAGCAGGTTCTGCTTATGGTGGACACGGTGCTGACGCAGTAAAAGAGTTAGGTGGATTTTTTGTAATGTTAAATACAAACTTTGAAGGTGCTGAGTCTGGTTCAGGTTCTGACTTTACAACCGCCAATGATTTTAGAAAAGTCACATTAATTAGAGATCCACAATCTGGTGGTTCAGCTGCATCAGCAACAACATTAAGAGCAACAAAAGCAATTCGTATGGCAGCTTCTCCAACACCAGGCACATTTACTGTTGATGAAGAAATTAATCAGGCAACTACAGGCGCTGTAGGTAAAGTTGTAGAATGGGATGCAACGAACAGAATTTTATATTATATACAAACAAGATTTAACGACCAAGGTGTTGATAGTAATGGAGATTTAACTGCGTTTTCAACAGCAGCTGCAATTACAGGACAATCTTCAAGTGCTACTGCTACACCTGACACAGGATTTACAGATACAGTTAACGGTTCTTCTTTTACATCTGGTTATTCATCTTCAGAATTAGACTCTGATACTGGTGATATTATCTATGTAGAAAATAGAGCACCAATAACAAGGGCTACAGACCAAACTGAAAACATTAAATTAATAGTTGAATTTTAGAGGAAAAATAAATGCCAAGTCCAACAGACTTTAACCTCTCTCCTTATTATGATGACTTTACAGAAAGTAAAAAATTTCATAGATTACTTTTTAGACCGTCATTTGCAGTACAGGCAAGAGAGTTAACACAGTCACAAACACAATTACAAAACCAAATTGAAAGAGTGTCGGATCACTTTTTTGATAAAGGTGCCATGATTATTCCTGGTGAAATTGGATATGACTTAAATTATTATGCTGTAAAATTAACTTCTAAAACTGCTTCAAGTGTGACTGATTATGTTGATACAGTAATTACTGGTGGAACGTCAGGTGTTACTGCTAAAGTTGTTAATGCTGTTGCAACTGATGGAACTGATCCCGATACTTTATACGTTAAATATTTAAATACAAACACTACCGACAACACAACAATAGAATTTACAGATGGTGAAACAATTACATCTGATGGTACAGGAACACCAACTGCTGTTGTTGACACAACTGCTACAGGTTCAGCTGCACAAATACAACAAGGTGTTTATTACATTAACGGTTTTCATGTTCAAGTATCAGCACAAACTTTAATTTTAGACAAATACACAAATACTCCAAGTTATAGAGTTGGTTTAACAGTTGTCGAGTCTTTTGTAACACCAGGTGATGACTCAAGTTTAAATGACAACGCACAAGGTGTTTCAAATACAAATGCACCAGGTGCTCACAGATTTAAAATAGAATTAACACTTGCTAAAAAATCATTAACAAGTACCGAAGATACAAATTTTTATGAATTATTAAGATTATCAAATGGTACTTTACAAAACCAAGTTAGAACAACTGAATATGCTGTATTAGAAGATACATTTGCTAGAAGAACATTTGATGAGTCAGGTGATTATACAGTTAGACCTTTTGATATTGATGTTAGAGAACATTTAAATTCTGGAAATAATAGAGGTATCTATACATCTGGTAATGGTGGCGACGCAACTAAACTTGCTGTAGGATTATCTCCAGGAAAAGCATATGTTAAAGGTTATGAAATTGAAAAAATAGGTACAACTTTTGTTGATGTAGATAAGGCAAGAGATTTCGATACAGAAAATAATTTTAATACAAGATTTGATATAGGTAACTTTGTAAATGTTACCAATGTTTATGGTGCACCTGATATAGGATTTGTTTCAGGAGAAACTGAAGCTTATAAAGTTTTAAATTTATATAAAACTGCTACAAGTTCTCGTGGTACTGAACAGTCAACAAGTGGTGCAACAGTACAACAAATCGGTAGAGCAAAATCAAAAGGTTTTGAATATTCATCAGGTACAGCTTCATCAAATATTTTTGCTAGTGGTTCATTGACAAGTGCGATATACAAACATTATATGTTTGATATTACATTGTTTACACATTTAAATATTACTACTGACCAATCATTTACAACAGGTGAAGTAGTTAGTGGTGGCACTTCTAATGCAACTGGTGTTGTACAAAGTCTTTCAACAACAAGGTCAGTTGCAATCACAGACATTACGGTTGCAAGTCCTGGTGTTGTAACAGCAACATCTCACGGATTTGAAGAAGGACAACAAGTTACAATTTCAAGTGCAACTTATCAAGTAGACTCTACAGCACAAGGTACTGCTGTATTTACGGTAAGAAATCCTGATACAAATACTTTTGAATTATATAGTTCAGATGGTACAACTGCCGTTAATGTAACCTCTTTTAGTTCTGGTGGTACTGCTACACATGGTGTTGTTGTATTATCAAATGTACAAGGAGATTTTTCTGCTGGAGAAACAATTACAGGTGGCACATCATCTAATACTGCTGTTATTCAAGCAGACGCTGTTGGATTTAAAGGTGTTACTGATTTTGATTTCCCTCAAATTAAACAAATCGGTATGGCAGGTTCTCCAACATATACTGCCGATACAGCATTAGACACTACTAATGGAAGTAACTTTACACTTTCAGGTACAATTGACGTTGGTTCTGGTAGTGCTTCAGTTACAGGTATTAATACAAGATTTACGGAAGAGTTAGTTATAGGTGATTCAATTTCATTTACAAATGATAGTGGCAATACAGAAACAAAAATAGTAGAAGCAATTATTTCTAATTCAAGTTTAACGCTATCTACAGTTACCGCTGCAGCTTCTACAAAAACAATTGTAACAAGAAGAAGAACAGTTGTACAATCACCTGAAAAAAATATTTCTATATTTAAGTTGCCATATGAAAATATTAAAACTTTAAAAACAACTAACAACTCTGGAATTACAGACACAAACTTTAGTGTAAGAAGACAGTTTGTTATAAACTTATCTTCAGGTTCAGAAACTATTACTGCTGGAACAAATGAAACATTTGCTTCTCTATTAGAAGGCGATTATACAGTTTCAGTAATGTCAGGAAGTGGAAGTGCTGTTACAGGAGATGTATTAAGTTTAACTGGAAACAATGGTGATGGTGGTGCTATATTTACATTAGGTGGTTCACCAACAGGTAAAACATTAACACTTGATTTTGGTACAGCATATGGCAGTGCTAAATTAAAAGTTTTAGCAACATTAAGTAGAAGTGTGGCTGGTGGTAAAACAAAAACATTAAACTCAAATTCAACAGTAGCAATATCAGACCAAACTACAATTGAAAGTGGTACTATTGGATTGGGCAAAGCAGACGTATATCAAGTTAATAACGTTTATATGGCTGCTGATTTTTCAACTGCTGCTACTGTTTCAGATACAGACATTACCGACAGATTTGATTTAGATACAGGACAAAGAGATAACTTCTATGACATTGGTAGATTAAAATTAAAAGATGGACAACTTGCACCAACAGGCAGATTACTTGTTGATTTTGATTACTTCTCACATGGCTCTGGAGATTATTTTGATGTAGATTCATATTCTGGAGTAATTGATTATGAAAATATTCCCTCTTATACCTCAACATCATCTGGTGTTAGATATGAATTAAGAGATAGTTTAGATTTTAGACCAAGAGTTGATGACGCAAGTACGATTGATTCTGGCAGCCAAGATAGAAGTTTTGATGGTACAGGTGCTTCAACAATTGATGTTGTTAAATTTAATTCTGATGTATCTTCAGATTTTGAATTTTATTTAGGAAGAGTTGATAAAATTTATTTAGACAAAGATGGTAATTTTAAAGTATTAAAAGGTTCAAGTTCGGCACAACCAAGAGTACCTGGTACTTTAGATAATGCTATGCACCTTTACACATTATTTTTACCCGCATACACACTTGATACAGCTGATGTTGGAGTTGAAACTGTAGATAATAAACGATACACAATGAGAGATATTGGACGTATCGAAAACAGAATTGATACAGTTGAATACTATACTCAACTTTCATTATTGGAAGCAGCAGCACAAAATTTACAAATACAAGACGCAGATGGTTTTGATAGATTTAAAAATGGATTTGTTGTTGATAATTTTACAGGTCATAATATTGGAGACGTAGGAAATAATGATTACAAAATTTCTATTGATTATGCTAAAGGTGAATTAAGACCAACTTTCCATGAAGACGCCGTGCAACTAATTGAAAGAGATGACGATGGTACTGCTATTGTAGCTGCTGATAGAACAGCGGCTAATTATCAAAAAACTGGTGATTTAATTACACTACCTTATACAGAATCAACTTTAATAGACCAACCGTATGCAAGTAAATCAATTAATGTAAACCCATTTGGTGTGTTTACCTGGATTGGTTCAATAGAATTAACTCCACCAAGTGATGAGTGGAAAGAAACAGAAAGAGCACCTGAATTAGTTATTAACAATCCTAATGGTAGTTGGGATAACTTAACTAAAAACTCGGGTAACTCTGCTCAGTTATCTGAATTTCCTATGTCAACTGTTTGGAATTCATGGCAAGATACATGGACAGGAAGACCTGTTGAAACAGAAAGAAGACGAGTTGGTACGTATGAAACAAGAGGTGGTCACGGTTGGAGAGTTATCGCTAGAGAAGAAATTACAACAGCACAACAAGTTTCACAAACAAGAACAGGAATTAGAGCAGTTGCTGTACCTGAAACAGTAAGAACATCAATTGGTGATAGAGTTGTTTCAGTTGCATTTGTTCCATTTATTAGAAGTAGAACATTAACATTTGTTGCAACAAGATTAAAACCAAATACAAGAGTTTATCCATTCTTTGATAATATTGATGTTTCTTCATATGTAACTCCAGATGGTGGTTCATTAGGTGGAAATTTAATTAGTGACGCAAATGGTAAAGTTGAAGGAACGTTTGCAATACCTGACCCTAAAGTTGACGCAAATCCTAGATGGAGAACAGGTCAAAGATTATTCAGATTAACAAGTTCATCAACAAACAGTTTAACTAATGCAAACGTTGAAACAGCCGCAAACGCTGAATACGTTGCAAGAGGATTATTAGAAACTGTAAGAGAAACTATTTTATCAAGTAGAGAAGCTCGTGTTGAAATGAGAAGTGTAACAGAATCTCAAACTATAACAAGAACATCTACAAGAACAACTGAAAGACAGGTTGGTTACCACGATCCACTTGCTCAAACATTCTTAATTGATGATGAAGGTGGTGTATTTTTAACTTCAGTTGATTTATTTTTTAGTTCAAAAGATGATAATATTCCAATTACAGTTCAAATTAGAGATGTTGTAAATGGATATCCTGGACAAAAAATATTACCATTTTCAGAAACAACTTTAAATCCAAGTGCTGTAAATGTAAGTTCGGATGCTTCTACAGCAACTAAATTTACTTTTTCAAGTCCTGTTTACATACAGGATAATGTTGAACATTGTATTGTAGTATTGGCAAACTCACAAGAATACAATGCTTATGTGGCAAGATTAGGTGAGACAAATTTAGGTTCTGATAGAACCATATCACAACAGCCATATGCTGGTGTATTATTTAAATCTCAAAACGGTTCAACTTGGACTGCTGACCAAAACGAAGATATGAAATTCTTATTGAGAAGAGCAGAATTTAGTCAAGTTACAGGTACAGTTACTTTAACAAACGATACGTTATCAAGTAGAACGTTAAAAAATAATCCAATTAGAACAACAAATGGTTCTGGTGTAATTAGAGTATTCCATCCAAATCACGGAATGCACGGCACAGATAACAATGTTACCATTGCTGGTGTAGCAAGTGGTACATACAATGGTATTACTTCGGCACAAATCAATACAACATACACAAGTATTTCAAACGTAACTTTAGATAGTTATGATGTTACAACTGCTGGTACAGCAACCGCAACAGGAGATGTTGGTGGTGCAACAGTAACCGCAACACAAAACAGAGCATTTGATGTACTAAACCTTGGTGGTATTCAAACTATGCTTGTTCCAGGAACAAATATAGATTATTATGTGAGACCAACAACAGGTAAATCAATACACGGTTCTGAATCAGAATTTAGTTTAACTTCTGCTGCTAATAAACTTGCTGTGGTAAACAATGATAATATATTTTTCACTTCACCACAAATAGTAGCAAGTGAAATAAATGAAACAAATGAAATGTCGGGTGGTAAATCATTCTATACAATTTTAGAATTAACAACTACAAATACAAAATTATCACCTGTTTTAGATACACAAAGAATGAGTGTCTTTACAATTCAAAACAGATTAAATAATCCAACCTCTGGTAACACACCAGACTTTGTTGCTGATACAGCTGCAACTGGCACATCATCTGCTGCTGTGTATTTAACTAAACCAATTATTTTAGAAAATGCTTCAACAGCATTAGATATAAGATTAACAGCAAATATTCGTTCAAGTTCAAGTGTGTTAATGTACTATAGAGTTACAGGTCCTGAAGATGAAAGAAACATAGATGATTTAAGTTGGACACCATTTAATTCAGATGGAAGTTCAGACGTTACAATTGTACCTGCTGAAGATGATACAACATTTAAAGAATACAAATTTACAGATACAGATATACATGACTTTACTTCATTCCAATTAAAAATTGTATTGAAAGGAAGTATTTCATCATATCCACCAATATTAAGAGATATGAGAGGTATTGCATTAGCGGTTTAATATGAGTAAAGTACGAGTACAAGGATATACAAGTTTAGTAAGAGATACAAATTCTAACGCAATTGTTAATACTGACACTACAGAATTTACTGCTTACATGAGAAAATATAAAGCAAGAGAAAAAAATAATGATTTATTAAGAAATACTGTAAAGGAAATAAATACTTTAAAGTCTGAATTATATGAAATCAAAAGTTTATTAAAAGAGGTAATTAAAAAATAATGGCATTACGTTCAGTAGCATCATCGGATACACTTCAAACGTTTAGAACAACGTTTAATACATTAGCAACCGATATGGGTGATTTACAATCATTAAATACTACTACAAAATCTAGTATTGTAGCTGCTATGAATGAGGTGTTATTAAGCACTTCAGCATTTACGTTAAGAGACTCAACATCTTCAGTACAATCTATCGCAGATGGAGATACATTAAATATTGTTGGTAGTAATGGTGTTACTGCTGTTGTAAGTGCTACAGACACTTTAACAATCTCTTTAAGTGGAACAGTTTCAGGAATTACAAGTTTAACTTCTACAACATTGTCAGATGGTACTTTATCAATTAATAGTGGTTCAGTCACAAGTGCTGTAAATTTTACAGGTTCTGGAACAATACAAGGTGGAACTATAACTGATGGTACAGCGTCATTAACAAGTGGAACATTTAGTAGTTTAGTTAGTGTAGATAGTGCGGCTATGACAATAAATAGTGTTAATGTAGCAACACAACCTTTTGCAATTGCTCAAGCAGTTGCATTGGGATAAACATGAATATAAATATGAACAGGTACATATTTTTTTTATGTAAAACAATAATACCTGTATAAATAGTAATAAGGAAAAACAAAAATGGCAAACGATTTTAAAAGATTAACAAATCCTGATACTGGAACAAGTACTGGTGCCTCTGGTGACGCTGTTTATACAGTACCAGCTGGTTCAGGTTCTACTGCATTAGAATCAATAGTTATTGGAATTTCAGTCTGTAATAAAAATTCTTCAGAAAGAACATTAGGTTTATTTTTGGATCACTTAGGTGGTTCTGGAAATGACTCTTATATTGTAAATGGTCTTAAAATACCAGGAAATACTACAGTTGAAATTATGCAAGGTAATAAACTTGTATTACAAAATGATGGAACTACTGGTGATGTATTAAGAGCAGAAGCATCTGCTGGTTCATCATTAGATGTAACTTTATCAGTATTAGAAGACGTTTAATTTATTTAATTTAATAAATTAAAAAAAGAATTAAAGAACGGAAACAACATGGTTAGATATATAACTGCAAAAGACAGACCAACCGAAATTAATGTTAGGTCAGCAACAGGTGACGGTACTACAACTGGTTTTACAGTAACTCAAGGTGTGACAGTTGACAAGGTATTTGTTACAGAAAACGGTGTTTTACAAAAACCCACAACTGACTATACAATTTCTGGAACAACATTAACTTTTGGTACAGCACCTGCAAGTGGTGTACAAATAGTAATTAGAGAAATGCCAGTCTAGGGAGAGATAGATAAATGACAACAAAAATTACAAAAGAAAATATAACATCAGGAACAATTTCATCTACAGAAATCGAAAATAGTACGATTACAGATGCTGATGTAAGTCCATCAGCTGCAATTGCTGGTACAAAATTAAGTGGTGTTGCCACAGACGCAACAATTAATCCTGTAAAAGACAACGTAGGTCTTTTAGGATTTAAAATTGCCGTTAATGAAGGACTAACAGTTTTTAATTTACAGGACGGTATCGTTGATGAATTTAGAGATATAACTGGACTTGATCCAGTTGGTTCATCCAATATGAATCCTGTTGCTGCTGCACCAGGTTTATCAGATTACATAGTTAATGATGACTCTCCCGCTGGCGTACCGGTTGCAGCTCTTTCAGCTGGATTTTCTACAACTACTATAACTGAACCAGATACTTCCGTAACACACACAAATGGTACTTTAGGTACACTTGGTTCTGGAAATTTTATTACACCAGATAATGTTTCTAGTTTAACTGCTAAAGTTTGGGGTGCTGGTGCTTCCAGAGGAGGTCACCACAACACTGCTGGTTTAGGTGGTGGTGGTGGAGGAGGATTTGCTGATGGAATAATTTCTACAACTCCTGGTGAGTCATTCGCAATATATGTTGGAGAAGGTGGTGGTCCCGCTGGAGATAACCCACCACAACCAGAACAAGCTTCTGGATGGGGAAATAACCCAAATAGAGGTGGCACAGATGGTGCAGGACAAGCACCTGCTGGTGGGAAAGGTGGTGGATTATCTGCCATTGCAACTGCGGCTGCTCCTGGAGCATCACAATCGATATTACCTGGGAATGCTCCCAATTACTTTATGATTGCTGGTGGTGGAGGCGGTGGCGCTTCAAATCCTAGTAGTAATACTGCTGGTGGTGCTGGCGGCGGTAATACTGGACAAGATGGTCAAGGAGAAGGTGGTTCTCAAACTGCTGGAGGTACTGGTGCTCAAGCTGGTGGATTCTTATTTGGTGGCGATGGTAATACAGGCGGCGCTGGAGGTTCTGGTTATTATGGCGGCGGTGGTTCTACTGGAGACTCAAATCAAAGGGCAACTGGTGGTGGAGGTTCTGGATATATAGGAAATCCTGAAGTATCATCTGCTACAAATGAACAAGGTTCATCAACGCAAGGTGCTGGTGCTACAGATCCAGACAATGTTGCTGGAACTAACGAAGGTTCTCCTCCTGGTCCTGGACAAGGTCCTAGTAGTGGAGAAGACGGATATGTATTACTTACATTTGCTGGTGCTACTGCGTCAACAAGGTCAACAACAATTCAATCAGACGCATTTACTGCTTCAACAGCACCTTCAAGTGCTAGAGTAGTTGTTTTTGAAGAAGATGTAGATACACCAACTTTAAACACAGATATTATTGTATCAGTAAGTAGAGATAATGGTACTACATTTACAGCGGCTACAATGTCAGACGTAGGATATGTAGTAGGATCTAGTGGACAAAGAATTTTAACTGGAACTGTTGATGTTTCTGGTCAACCAAGTGGTACTAGTATGAAATATAAAATTGCTTTGGCAAATAATACTGTTAAAGTACATGGTGTTGCTCTACAGTGGAGTTAATATCTTATGGCAGTATATAGAACTACAAAATCAAATACAAAGCCAAATACAGGAAATCAAGTAAAATACGCTTCTGGTCCTAAAAAAGGACAAGTCATAAAAAAACTTCCTGACGATTCGGTTTATGATCCAACAGATGCCTCAGATACAAGAAGTGTGAATGAAACTACTGGATATTTTGGTACAAAAATAGGCTCTTAAATTTTTTGTATATATAATACAAAACAAAAAAAAAGGTGAAATATTATGGGTTTTAATTTTAAAGATTCTCTCAAAAACTTTTCTGGAAAATATCTAATGCCCTCAACATGGGGTCATTGGCAATCAAATCGGCATGGTCATGCAGATATGAAGAAAAAATATGCTAAAGGTGAAATTACTTTAGCGCAGCTTCAACAATATGAACACGATTTTGCTTTAGATATAGAAGCTAGAGAAAGAAATTGGGAAAAAAGAATAATTCAAAACGAGATGAAAGAGAAAGAAATAAAAGACTTTCATTTATTTAAAGAAAATCCAAAGGCATTTTTTAGAAAAATGGATGAATTGGGTATGTATTGGTTTAGATGGTGGATGAAAAGACCCAAAAAACCTATGGGATCAGGTAATTTAAAACAACATCCTATTACTGGTCAATGGATACAAGAATATAAACCTAATAAATCAATGAGAATGAAACAATGGTTGCGAGCAGCTGATTCTGGTAATGTAATGTTACATATGAATCCTAATAAAAAACCACTAAATAGAATGCCAACAGATGAAGAAAGATTAAGGTCAGACGCACACAAACGAAAACGTGAGTCAATAATTTGGCAACAAGTATTAAAGATGACTAATAATTTTGGTAGAGGAATGAACTCAAAAGATAAATTTAGACCAGGTAAAGGATCTACAGCAATAGGACCAAATGCAGAGCATGAAAGATTAAGAGTTGACGCAAGTATGAATAATAAAAAGACACCAGGTATAGAATTTTAGTTATTTATTTTTGTTATATATATCCTTATATTATGAAAAAAGTTTTAAAATTCATCACAAATAAAAAATCTATAAATGTAAAAAACAAAACTTTTACAACACCTGGTCTATATAAAAATTAGGAGATAAAATATGTCAAATAGTGAATATAAGATAGAATTTGAAGAAAATCAATCTATTGAAAGTAAAGATATTACTAACGAATTGCCAACAAAAATAAATTTAAATAATAAATTTTGCTCTATTTTACATGGACAACTTTTTTCAGAGAAAGAGTGTGATGCTATCACAGGTCAATTACTTGATGAATTATGGTTACCTGGAAAAGTAGAAGGAAATAATATTAAAAATAATATGAGAAAGGTTGAGGTTCAACCTGTACCAATGAATAAAGAAGGTTGGCCTTTAATGCAAGTAATTAAATTTGCTAAACAAGCAAATGATGTTAATTATAAGTTTAATTGTTATGGATTTTTAGAAGAAGACACACCATCAATTATGAGGTATAAAAAGGGAGGACATTACGATTGGCATTTAGATATTGGTAATTCTGTATCGCATAGAAAATTAAGTTTTACAATTCAATTAACTGATTCTAAAGAGTACGAAGGTGGTGATTTAGAATTTTTAGGAACAAAAGTAAATACGGAAGCTTTTAGAAAAAAAGGAACTTGTATAATATATCCATCATTTTTAACCCATAGAGTTACTAAAGTTACAAAAGGAACTAGAGATGCTATAGTAGGATGGGTTCATGGGGTTACCTTTAAATAAATGACTCAAAAAATTACAGACAGAATAGTTTGTGAACAATGGTGGCCTACAAATATCTATTTTAAAGATGTGGCTAATTATAAAGAAATCAATAAAGAGTTAAAAAAAAATATATTAGAATGGAAAGATAAAGACAAAGGAATTGTAAGGTCAAATAAAAATGGTTGGCACAGTCCAGGTGATATGAATAAAAGACCTAAGTACAAAATTATATGTGATGAAATAATAAAGGTAGCAAATTCAATTGCTAAAAATGAAGGATATAATTTTAATTCTAATCACATTGATATAGATAATATGTGGGCAAATGTAAATCCTAAATACAGTTATAATAAATGTCACACACATCCTAACAGTTTTTTTTCAGGTGTTTACTATGTTCAAGTTCCTAAAAATAGTGGTAATATTTGTTTTTACGATCCAAGAACAGAAAATGAAAGAATGGCACCCGTTTATGATAAAGATAAAAAACCTTTAAAACAATGCCGTGAAATTGGTTATGACGCATTAGAAGGAAGACTAATTATGTTTCCTGCATGGTTGGCACATGATGTGGATATAAATCTCACAGATGATAAAGATGACAATAGAATATCAATATCCTTTAATATAAAACAATATAAAAATTAGATATGAAAAAAATAGTTGTAGTTGGTGGAGGATCTGCTGGGTGGATGACAGCAGCTACTTTAATAAAAACTTTTCCAAATAAAGATATTACCTTAATTGAAAGTCCTAACATACCTACTATGGGTGTAGGAGAAAGTACAATTGGCGGTATTAAATTTTGGACAAAATATTTAGAGATTGATGATAAAGATTTCTTAAAACACACAGACGGCAGTTATAAATTAAGTATTAAATTTACAGACTTTGGTAAAAAAGGAACATCTTTTCACTATCCATTTGGCAAACCTTTTACCCAAGGTAATCAAGCAGAACTAAATGATTGGTGGTTTAAGAAATTTTTAAATCCAAAATTAGATAATTCAGATTATGCAACTTGTCATTTTCCACAAATGGCATTAGTAAATAATAATAAAATTGATTATAACAAACCACAAATTATACCTTTTGATTTTGATAAACATACAGCTTATCATTTTGATGCTACTAAATTTGGTCTTTGGTTAAGAGACCATTATTGTGTACCCAAGGGTGTAAAACATATCAAAGAAGATATTGTTAGCATTGAAAAAGATAATAATGGAATTAAATCTTTAAATAATAAACACACTGCTGATTTGTTTATTGATTGTACAGGTTTTAAATCTTTATTGTTAGGTAAAACTTTAAAAGAACCCTTTGAAAGTTATTCAGATATGTTACCTAATAATTCAGCGTGGGCCACAAAAATACCTTATGAAAATAAAGAAGAGGAATTACAACCTTTTACAAATTGCACAGCATTAGGTAATGGTTGGGTTTGGCATATTCCGTTGTGGAGTAGAATTGGTACTGGATATGTTTATTCAGACAAATATATTAGTGATGAAGAAGCGCTAGATGAATTTAAAAAGCATTTGGGTAGAGATAATTTAGAATTTAAAAAATTAAAAATGAGAGTAGGTATTCACAATAGATTATTTGTAAAAAATGTGGCTGCTATAGGATTATCTGCTGGATTTATTGAACCTTTAGAAAGTAACGGATTATTTACTGTACATGAATTTTTAATGAGATTAGTTAGAACATTAAATAGAGATAAAATATCTCAATGGGATAAAGACAATTACACATATCAATGTAAAAGACTCTTTAGAGATTTTGCTGAATTTGTAGCCATGCACTATGCTATGTCACAAAGAACGGATACAGAATATTGGAGAGATAACTTTAATAAAGAATGGTCAAATGACTTAATTAATCTAAAAAGAAATCTAACAAATGGCTTTGTTGACGCTGCTATTAATAAAGATGACGACTATCACTTTCCAAAAAACGATGGATTACATTGTATTGCAGCTGGCATGAATTGGCCTCCTACTGACTATGAAACTATTTCTTTATATCAACAAAAAACAAAAGAAGAATTAGCTAGAGAATGGCAACATCCTATTAAAAAATTGGATATGAGAAAAAAAGATTGGAATAACATGATACAACATTTACCCTCATTGTATAAATTTTTAAAGAATAATATCTATAATAAATAGATAAAGAAAAGACCTATTATTATATGTAAGGTATATAAATATAATAATATAACATAACAAAGGATGAATAAATTATGAGTGAAACGACTAAATTAACTATAGATGGTAAAGAATACGAATTAGAAAAATTATCACCTTATTTGCAAAATATTATTGTGGCAAGACAAGAAATTCAAAAGTCTAAAGTTAGACATGAAGTTGAATTAGAAAAGATTGCTGTTTTGACTGATTATTATAATAAAAAAATAAAAGAAGAATTAGACAAAACAGATGGCAGCGACAGCGAATCTAATAATTGACCAAGGCGCAACCTTTAGTACAGACGTAACTGTAAAAGACAATGACGGAAACGCATTTGACTTAACAGGTTATACTGCTAGTGCTAAAATGGCAAGAGGCTATGCCTCAACTCGTACTCGTACAACAATTTCAACATCTATTGCCGATGACCGTACAACAGGTGTTATTACACTTTCTTTAACTGCTGACCAAACAAACAATTTAGA